ATGGGCTCTTCTCTTTTTCTGACGCAAGACGAGATGGTTGAATTGACCGGACGGCGCCAACGCGCGTCTCAGGTGCAGGCGTTACGGTCAATGGGGATTGAGCACAAGGTGCGAGCTGATGGCCGCGTGTTGGTCTTGCGCAAGCACGTTGAAGAAGCGTTCGGGGCTCGCGAGCACAAGGCCAGCGAACCCGAAGCGGAGCCGAACTGGGACGCGGCGAACTAGCAGTTCGGACGAGCGTCCGACTGCTGATCAGACGCTGCCGTACTTTTGCTGCCACGCGAGGCCGCCTTGGCCCTTGACGCGCTGAGCGAACTTCTTCTCCCACCATCCGTCGAGCAGCTTCTGCAACTCGGCCATATCGGCGGCTGACACGCTATTGGCACCAGATCCATCGACCTTGATATTGAACGTCGGCGAGCCGCCCGAGGATGCGGGCCCGACGGTACTCGCCGCCGATCCCACCGCGCCGCCGCTTGCGTAGCGCGCCACACTGTTGACCGCGCGCGCGGCGCCGCTGTTCAGGTCGTCAAGATGGCTCACACCGATGCGGCTCACGGCCGCGGCGTTGAGCACATACTCGCCATCGGAGAGCATCGCCGGGATGCTGTCGCTCGTCGAGCTGCCCGGGCCGCGCACGTGGCCGCCGCTGGCAAGGTGAAACGCCCCCGCATACGAGGTCGTGCCCGTTGCCGCGCTGCTGCCGATCCCAGCCCAGCTCATGAAGCTCATCGCCGCCTGCGCCGCGAGCGCTTCCGCTTCCATGCGTGCGAAGTCCGCGACGATGCTCTTGGCGAGGTCGCCCATGTTGAGCTTGCCAGTGGTGGCGAGCGTGGCGAACGCATCGCCGATGCCGCGAATGCCGTCCGTCACCGTGCTCTGCGCGATCTGGTTCAGATTGCTGGTCTGCTCGATGATCTGCTTCAGGCCCGTCGTCGCGCCGGCCGCCCAATCGCCCTTCAGCAGATCCTGGGCCGCAAACGTCTGCTGCTGGGTGGTTGAGCGCGCGGCGTACTTCTGATTGATGGTGCGCTGCTCGGCCAGATCCGTATCGGAGCCCGTCAGCTTCAGCGTCTCGGCCGTCTTCGCCCAGTCGGCCAGTTCCTTCCGCCGCTCGGTTTCGATGGTGAGCAACGCGAGCTGGCGCTGGCGCTCCTGGGTGGTGAGCGTCGCAGTCTGCAGCTCGATCTGTTGCTGAGCCGCAAGCGCATCGTTCTGGTTCTGAATCCGTTCGTTCAGTTGATCCTGTGCGGCTTGCAACTTCGTCACGCGGTCGCGGAAATCGCCGTCCGCCTCAAGTGCGGCATTCGTTCGATACTGCGCGAGCAGGGCGTCTTTGTTGGCGAGCACGCTGGCTTGCTGCTTCGTGAGCGTCTGGCCGGCATAGTTGGCAATCTGCGCCTCCAGCGCGGCGCGCTTCGCCGCCCATCCGGTCAGTTGACCGTTCGAACTGAGCGATTGTTCGAGCACCGCCTGCTGCGCGCGCGCCTCGTCGAGCAGCGACGTGCCGCGGGGCTCGTGATAGCCGCCGCCAGTTTTCGGCGCGTGATACTCGCGCGCGTTGGCGGCGAGCGTGGCATTCAGATCAGCCTGCAGCTTCGCCTGATACTGCGGCGAGACTGGGCCCTGCGCCTGCGCCGCTTTCGAGAGCGCCTCGATTTTCTTGCGCGCCGTTTCGTTCGCGTCGTTCAGCTTCTGCTGCCACGTCCACGTTTTCTTCATGTCCTCGATGTGCTGCTGGTTCATCGAGCTGAAGGTGTCGAGCGCCTTGTTCTGGTCGTCCTGCGCCTGGGACGCTTTGAGGATGGAGTCGATCTGCGAACGGATCGCGGCTGCCTGCCTGTTGATCTCGTCGGTGTTCGCACCGAAGGGATTCTGGTCGGGATCGTACTTCTGCGACTCAAGCGCCGACAGTTGATCCTGCAGCTTCGTGAGCTGGTCGCCCTTGCCAGTGATGCCGCGCCAGAAACGCTCCCACTTCTGCCCGAGCGATTCGTAGCTGTCGCCCATCGCAGAGTTGTCGGCGAGTACCTGCTTGCGTGCCGCCGCGCTTGCGTCCATGACGAACTCTTTCCACGCGCCGGCCTTGTCGCCGGACTTCTCCATGACCTTGATGTTGTCGAGCTGCGACTGCGTGAGGTCGTGGTGCGTCTCGGCCCACTTTTTGGCCGCGTCGGCGGCGTTGCCGTAGGACTGTTCGAACATCTTCGCCGTGTCCGCAACGGACTCGCCGGACGTTTTCGAGTACGCCACGATGCTCTCGCTCACATCCTTCAGATCGGAGCCTGCCACCATGCCCGATTTCGCCATCGCCATAAGCGCATCGCTCGCGGTGCTGGTCGACACGCCGAGATCTTTCGAGATGGCGTCCGAAAACACGAGGAGCTTGCCCTGCGTGAGGTCGGCATAGTTCGCGGTGAGTGCCATCGCGTCATTGATGGCCTTCTGCTGCTCGCTGAGCTTGTGGATGGCCTCGTAGGCGACATAGGCGGCGGCGGCCATCGCGCCGATACCGAGCACGACCGGGTTCATCAGGTACTTCATCACGTCCATGCGCTCGCCGAGCACCATCAGCGAACCACCGAAGTTGCTCCACGAGCCGGTTGCCGCCTCGTGCGCGAGCACGAGCATTTCCTTTCGCGCGCCCGCTGCGCCGTGCTGGAGGTGCCCGGTTGCGGTATTTGCCTTCTCGATCTGATCGATGTACGACTTTGCCGCATCGCTGACGCCATATTCCGCCGCGCGCAAGCGCAGCATCTCCGCCTGCGTCTTGCCCGCCTGGTCGGCCTGCTTTTGCAGCGAGACGAGAAATTTTTCGGCACCCTTCGCCGACTTGTTGAACGCGTCGACGGCAGCGCCGCCCTGTGCCGCGAGAGCCTGACGCGATCCGTCGATCGCTTTCACAGCGTTCTCGGTGTACGACTTGACGCGATCCTGACTCGTGACAAAATCCGCCGCCGACTTCTGCGCGCGGATCATCGCCGCCACGTATCCGGTCGTGTCGGCGGCTACCTGTACAACGGTTTGATCACCCGCCATTTGCTAACTCCCTGGCTTTCGCCTGAATGAATTGGTCGATCGCCTGAACGATCTGGCGCCGGGTCGCGGCATACGCGGGGCGCAGAAACGGTTGCGCGCTCATCTTTGAGCTGCCGTACTCGATGATCTTTCCGTAGAACGCTTCCTTGTCCCACGTGACTCCGTAAATCTGGCGCAGGCCGCCGACGGACCTTTCGCCGTCGTGAAAGGCTAGAATGTTTGCCTTCAGGAATCCCGGCGGATGCTGGTTTTCGCCGCCTTCGAAGCCAGTGGCGCGCACGGGCGCGCGAAGCCTGACCTCCGCCAGTAACGGCTGGAGTCCCGTGACTACCGCCTGCCGTAACACTGACTCGCTCGCGACTTCGCCGAGTCGCGTCAGTACGTCAGTGAGTCCCGCCGGGTTTTTGATCGTGACTCGCGCGGGCATCAGGAGCCACCCCAGAACACGATACCGGTCTGGTACGTGTCATACGTCGCGTTATTCTTCGCCGCCCACGTCCACGACAGCACGTTTCCGCTGATCGAGAAGCGCGGCGTGATAATGCCGCCGGACAGGTAGGCGTCGCCCTTCGTCCCGGTTGGCGCAAACGAGAACCAGCCGCCCTGTAGCAGCCTGTCGTCGGTCACGCTTTCGTTGAGGCCGCCAGTGAGCACTTTTGAGCCGCCCAATCGCATGACGCGGTACGTCGCGTCGAGAATCGGGTTCCCGTTCGGGTCGAAAATTTGCAGTCCAGCAGTCACCATCCCTCCACATGAGAAATGGGCCGCGCGGATTGCTCCGGCGGCCCCGTTCTGTCTGCGCCCCGGGCGGAAACGGCGCTCATGCCGACGCGACGGAACCCAGTCACAGACTGCGCAGGTTTTTTTTCGATCGGGACACTCTGCGCTTGTCCCGTCCGGCGTTATCCTCGCGGACCCGTCCGGCGCGGGCGATTCATTCGGTGTTCACGGTGCAAACGAGGTCGACGTAGTCGCGGCCCGCGTAGTTCGGCAGGGGCATGGCCACCTCGAACGTCTGGCCGTCGATAATGGCTCGGTCGCCCGTCGCCACATCGGTGCGATAGCGGATGCGCACGCTTGCATTGCCAATGCCTACGTCACTGTCCGCGAGCATCATTTCCTTGCCGCTGAGCATCTTCACGTAGGCCGCGACGCGTGCGTATTCGGCCCATGTGTCGATCGGCTGGCCCAGCTCGTCCTGTCCGGTCGAGCGACGCATGAGCGAGACCGTGCGCGTGAGCGTGCCGGCGCGCAGCATCAGGCCACCGCCGGATCGCGCAGGCGCATGAGCAGCGACTCGACGGCGGGCGTGAGCGGGTCGGTCGTGCCCTCGCGATCGGCGTACAGCGTGCCGAGCACGAGCAGGACCGCGGAGCGCACCGGCCCCGGCACGGTGCTCGGCGTCTCGCCGTTTTCGAGCGCCCAGTCGTCGGGCACGGCCTTGAGCTTCAGGTAGTCGATGATGATGCCGCTGGCCGCATCGACCAGATCCTTGATCGCGGCGTCATCCTCGCCGGCGGCGACGCGCAGGTGCGACAGCGCGCGATCAAAAGAGACGAGCTGTTCAATTGCCATTCGTCGGATCCTTCGGCGGTTCCTTGGGCGTCGGTGCGCTGGCCGCCGCTGCGCCGCTCGGCGCGGGGTTCTTGTCGCGCTCGGCGAGCGCCTTGAGCGCATAGTTCTGCTGCTGCAGGTAGGGCGTATCGCCTCCGGCCACCGGCGCCATGTTCTCCGCGGCGCGCGCCTCGTTCGGGGCCATCCAGCCGCCGCCCAGCGCCTTGGCATAGGCGTCGTACCGTGCGCCCGGGTCCATGCGCAGCAGGCCGCGCACGTCGACCTTGAAGCCTTGGCCGTCAGGCACCTCGAAACCGTCGTCGAGGCAAACCTCCATTTCCTCGATCGGTGATTGCAGGCAGTCGGTGTAGTACGACTGCTCAAGCGCACCGATGTTGGCCGCCGTCTTGGAGCCGGTCGGGTCCGCGCCGATCTTGTAGAGCGGCACGTGGTAGCAGCGCGCCACGTCCTCGACGGCCCACTTGAGCTGCTCGATGAGCTGCGCGTCGGTCGCCGTCATCATGATCGCGTTGTACTGCATCCCGTCACCCACGACAGCGACGCGGCCGGCATTCTCGCCGCCGAAATTGGTTTCCCAATCCCGCTTGACCCGGATGGCCGTGTCATCGCCGATCGGCTTCGGCGAGGACAGAATGCCGCCGGGGCGAGACATGTTGCCGAAAAATTTGCGGCTGTTCTGCTGGATGCGGTTGCCCATCGTGCCGGCCGCCGCTGCGGCGATGATCGGCGAGACGCCAATGAGAGGATGCCAGGGGCAGATGCCGCGATCGTGGATGATCTCCGACGCCGGGACGGTGATCTGCTCGCGCAGACCGCGCAGCGGATCGGCGGGAAGCTGATAGAACACCGCGCCGCTGGTCGCCACCAGCGGGACAACGCGCCGCGGGTCGAGCACGTACATGGCAACAACGTTGCGCAGCGCATCGCGCACGAGCAGGACATAGGTGTTGCCGTGGAGCAGCCTCGATAGCTGCCAGGCCTTCACGAACTGGATGCGGTTCTGGTACGGGTTCGGATTGCGCAGCGGGACCGTGAAGCGCGGCGCGCTGTAGTCCTGCCAGATGATCCCGTTCTGCTTCACGTACCGGATGCCGAGCTTGGAAATGTCGGAGGCGATGCGGTCGACGCAGGCGAACACGGCCGAGAACGCCAGCAGTTCATGATGGCTGTCCACCGTCATGCCCGCCTGCCATGCGCCCGCGAACGGCTCGCGCACGACGTCGGTGAGGCTGCCAGACGAGGGCACCGGAACCGGCGGCGCGGCCTTGCGCCGCCACGAGAGAAAACCCATCAGCCCTCCGGCCGCATGTCGCGGCGCTTGTACGTCGAACGCTTCGGCGCCAGCTCGCGGATCTTGCCGAGCAGGACCAGCAGCCGGGCATGCCTTGGGTCGGCGACCTCGATCGTCTCTCCGGCATGCCGCAGGCGCCCCGCGAACGGGAACGCCACGGCCACCTCGTAGGTTTGCGTGGCGCCCATCGCGTTACTCTCCGCCGCCGGCTGCGTCGCCGTAGGCCGCACCCGAGATGTACTGAACGCCTTCCGTGCGGCGGCGCTTCCAGTTGATGAAGCGCTCAGCCTTCATGGCGATGAAGCCGTTTTGCCAGAGCGACACGAGCTCGGCCGCGCCGGCAGCGGGCGCGCTGTCCATCTGGAGCGAGGCCTCGCGGCTCACGTCGAGCGTGACGCCGCCGTCGTCGGCAAACAGGATCTCGCTTGCCTTGGCGAGCACGATGTTCGTGCCCACCGTCTGCGAGAGGATCGCCGGCAGGCCGAAGAACGTGCCGCCCGCCATCGTGAGTCCGGGAAATGCCGGTTGACCCAGGGCGTTCTGCATCATCGACAGCGCGAGCGCGAGCGTTTCCGACATGACCCAGACCGCGCCCGCCACCGACAGGTTGGCCGTGATGAACGCGTTGAACAACTTCTTCACGTCGGCGCGCACGGCGGCTTCGTCGGTTCCCGATGCGGGGATTGCCACTACGCCGTTGGTGATCGAGGCCGGCGAGAGGCCACTTGCGCCCGCTGCGACAGTCGGGTCGATGAACTGCTGATCGAGGAATTGCGCGATGGTCGAGATGAGGTCGTTCTGGACCACGCCCTCGGCGCTCGGCGTCGAGAAGCGCGCCAGCTCTTCCGTGATCGCGACGATACCGGCCACCTTCGAGAAGCCCAGCGTCGTCGTGTTGAACGCGAGCGCCGAGACCGGCGCGGGCTTGCCTTCGCCGACCCAGCTTACCGACGAGCCGGTCGTCTGACCGGGAATGCGGACATTGAACGGCACGCGGCGCAGGCCCTCGATGCGACCGACGATCGTAGCTGGGCGCAGCAGTTCGATGAACTCGCTCGACATGTCCTGATACTGGACGAGCGGGCCAGCCCATGCCGGATCGGTGGTCGTGCCGGCGGCGACTGCGGCCTTGAGCACGATCTCGACCTCCGGCGTGGAGTCCGTCCATTGCTTGGCGATCTCGGCGGCCTGCATCAGATTGCCCTTCGAGCGCGCGAGCGCAATGGCGTAGCGCGTAAAGGCGGTGCCCTTTTTGACGTTCGACTTCACGACGACGGGCGAGTGCGAAGCCGGGCCGCCGGCGGCCGGCACAGCCGTTTTTGCTTCGAGCGCCTGCTGTTCCTTGAGGCGCGTCTCGTGCGCGTCGAGCGACTTGAGTTCAGCGGTGATCTGCTCGTATTCGGTCGACTCGGCCTCGTTCAGCGTGCGGCCGCCGTCGGCGTCAGCGCCGTCCATCAGTGCCTTCTGGCGCGCCAGGTGTTCGGCTCGCTTCTTCGCGAGGGCTTTCAGTCGTTCTGCAAGAGTCATGTCAGGTTCCTTGTCGTTAGGAGTGCTCAAACGCACGACGGGCACTCCCACGCGGGATTTGTCATGCGACTTGATCGTTTGAACCGCCGCGTCAGCGTTCGCCGGGATCGTCACGGCGCTGAGTTCGAACAGTTCGCAGGTCTTGATGAGGTATCCGCCCGTCGCCTTGCTGTACTCGGCATCGATGGGACGGAAACCGATGGACAGGCCCGGCACGAGACCGGCCTTGATGAGGTTGTAAGCCTCGTCGATATAGGGCGCCGTACCCGCCGGCGCAATCGTCGCCTCGACCTCCGCGCCCGCATCGGTGACGGTCATCTTATTGACCATGCCGATGGGCTTGCTCGGGTCGTGCTGCCACAAGAGCGGAAAGGGCGTCTTGTACTGGATGCCGGCGGGCACAACGATGTCGCCGACCCGATCGGGCGTCGGCGTGGAGGCGACGCCCGTGAGAATCCGCGAGCCGTCGTCGAGACTTTTCACCTCGAAGCTCGACCGCGAGAACGCTTTATTCGAGGCGGTCGCGGCGTGCTTGGCGATAAATTGCGCGATTGGTCTTTTCATTGGCATTAGATTGCGTGACATACGCCATTATCACGCATGATGTGCCAATGTCAAGTCTAAAAGAAGTACATTTTGTACTCCGGCTCCGGTTCTGCCGCATTTAATTGCGTGGCGCCCACCGCCATCGCGAGCGCGACCATGCCGTCGATACGGCCCGTCGCCTTCTGTTTGGTGAATTTGCGATTGCCTGCCGGGTCCGAAACGGCCACGGCATTGACGGCGCACATGGTCAGCACGGGGTGCCCGCCGTGGCGCAGCTTGCGCGCGAGCAGCCGCGCTTCGAGTTCGCGGATTGCTGGCGACATGGATACGAAGCCCTGCCCGAATTCCACGAACCGGCTGAGTTCTTCCTCGGTGAAGCCCACGCGCTCAAGCCACGGTTTCAGGAATTTCATGTTGTAGCGGTCGAACGCGAGCGCGCGCACGTTGCAGCGGTCAAACACGGCGCGCAGGTGCTCCGCGATGAACTCGTATTCGATCGCGCGGCCGGGTGTCGTCTGGAGCAGCCCGTCGCGCGCCCATACGTCATACGGCACGCGATCCGCGCGGGACTTCTCGGCAAGGCCATCCTCGGGCAGCCAGAAGGTTGGATGAACGTCGCCAGACTCAGACACAAGCACGAGCGCCGTCAGGTCGCTCACGCTCGACAGGTCGAGGCCGCCATACACGTCCTCGCCGTCGAGGTCGGCGGGTTCACCTCCGTTCTCCATCCAGATCGCGCGCGCGACGAACGGATTGCGCGCCTCGACGCGCTGGTTCAGGATCAGGTTTCGGTACGCTGCCTCGCGGCTGGGAAGCCGCTTCGCATCCGTGGCTTGCCGCCGCACCTCTTCCTGATTCATGAACACGTCGAAATGCGGGTTCGCGAGCCGGATGGCCTCATCGCTGAACGGGTCAATGTCGAGCGGTGCGGTGTAGAGCGCGACTTTCAGGCGCGGGTCCGCGCCGCTCAATGCGTCATCGATCAGCAGGCTGAGCAGGTCGGCGTCGGTTGGCGCCTGCGTGCTGATGACGATCGAGAGCGGGCTTTCCTGCGCCGCGCTCGCGGTCTCCAGCGCCTCGTACAGTTCGGAGCGCGGCCCCTTCACCTGGCCGAGTTCGTCATGGATCGTGAGCGCCGGGCTCAAGCCGAATTTCGTCGCGGCGTCCGCCGAGAGCGCCTTGAAGATGGTGCCGAGGTCGTGGCACAGCAACTCCTTCGCGGTGTCGCGGATCGTTACGTACTGCGACAGATCCTCTGACATGCGAACGACCTTTGCCGCCAGTTCGAAGAGCACAGCAGCCTGATCGCGCGACTGCGCGGCGCTATAGAGCTGGCTGTTCGGGCGCGCCTCCGGCCCGACGAGGTGGAGCAGCACGAGGAACGCGGACAGGGCCGTTTTCGCGTTCTTGCGCGCCATCGAGAGGATGAACGTGCGCGTCGGCGTGTCGTAGATCTGCTTGATCCAGCCCTTCTGCTCTTTCGTGAGCTTGACCGGCTTGCCGACGAGTCGGCCCTCGGGAATGCGGCAATGTTCCTCGATCCACGCGATATTTCGCGCGCCGCGGGACTGACGCCTTACGCGGGCAGTTCCCATGGCTTCCTCGCTTTCTTCTGGTTCGCCAGCGAACGGCCCACGGTGGTGGGATGCTCGACTGCCTGCCGCGTGATGCGCAGGCGCGTCGCAAGCGAGGACGCGGCCCGGCTCTCGCGCTCGGCCATAGCAAGTAGCCGGTCGTAGCGTTTGAGACCATCATCGTCGGCGAGCCACGCGCGATCGAAATTCAGCACCTCGTCGGCGAGCACGCGCGCGTTGGTGACGTGCCGGCAATACATTTCGAGCAGCGGCGAGTGCGTCGCAGTGAATGCGCTGGCCGGCTGGTCGTTCACGACCTCGACCCAGACCGCCCGCTCGCCGTCGCTCAGGTGAAGCGGGGGCGCGAGGCGCTGCTCGGCCGCAATCGGCGCGACTGTCGCCGTTACGATCGATGCTGCGGATTTCCGCCCGCGTTGAGCCATTTTTTACCTTTTTTGTCCACGTTTATAAAAACGAAGGGGATCGGCGGTTTCCCCACTTTGGTGCGTTGTAAATTCACAACACCCCCCCGATTCGTCGGATTTTTGTTCGAAATTGCGTCAATCCGGCGATTTCTCGTCGATTCCATCGCGTCTACGCAACAGTCACGACCAACTGCCGTCGAGCGGCAGCCCATCAGGCCCGAATGCCTTGCGCTCGCGGTATCCGAACTGCTCGCGCGTCACTGCGTCGTGGCAATCGACGCACAGACCACGCAGGTTGTCGTCCGCGTCAGTGCCACCGTGTTCGAGCGGCCGGATGTGGTCGACGATGGTCGACTCGCGCACCACGTCACGCTCAGCACATCGCACGCAGATCGGATCGCGTGCGAGGATGCGCGCGCGGATCTTCATCCATCGACTGCCGCGCGTGCGTTGCTGAACCCGTGCGCTCATCGCAGATGAGTCGGCGGCGGCAACGGCATGAATCGACGCGGCACCGGGTCGCGCATCGTGCTTGCGCTGGCCCAGCCGAACAGGATGCGTTCAAGCTCGCCGCGCACGTCGAGCGCATGCGCGAGTGCTGCGTTCACTTGAGCGACCGGCCATTGCTTGCGTTTCATCGCGCGCTCACGCGTTGGCCGGTTCGGCCTTGGCGGCGAAACCGTTGAACTCGGCGATCTCGTTCGCGACGTTCGTCAGCATCGGACCAGACAGCGCGCGCAGCGCCGGAATGTCGTCAGCAGTGAAGAGCTTGTTGCCCTGCGCATCGACGGCGCACACCACGACCAGAGCGGCATTGAAATACGACGCGCCTGCATCTCGATCGCGCACGAGGTCGGTGTATGCGTCGCGGTCGTGGCCGCTCATCGTGCGGATGAGAATCTCGCCGTTCAGCTCGGGGATTTCAACGGTCTTGGTTTTGAGGCAAGCCGCGGCCAGAATCTGCTCTTTGGTCAGCATGAAATTGCTCCTTTCGAAAAAGTCAAGCAATTATGTGCCGCATTCTGGACGTTTACAAGGTGAGATTGTCGGAGCGGGCGCGTTAGTTATCGAATCGATAACGCGTGACGTAACGTTTCCGTAACGGTGGGTGCGTTACAGCGAGCAGGGGTAGCGTGGCTATAAGGGGGGGTTAGCCAGGCTAACGGGGGAGTAAGCCTGGCTTACGGGGTGTCACGCTGACATGCCGTGTGCGTGGCTGACACCCCGTTAGCGCACGGAGGCAGGATACTCACCCCGCAAATCCTCAGGGGGGAGGCACGGGGTTCAATCCGGCGCGCAGATCGCTTTGATCTCAGCACAGCTCAGCGGAACGCCGATAGGATGATGTCGATACCTAGCGTACATATCGCGGTAAAGATCGACTGTCGGCATACGCGAGTTGAGGTCGGGTGTAGTCTCCAAAATCCACACATACTGCCGGCGGCCTTCAATCAGGTGCCGGACGTATCCCAAATGCTCTCCCTCGTTGTTTCCGTCGTAGCCTTGAAACCTTTTACGATGGAACGATTCAAGCTCCCCCCTTTCTGCACTGGAAAGTTTCCGCATGCTGACGTCGATGTGCGTAAACATGCCGAGCGTTCGCATCACCTCGTCGCACTGTTCGGCTGTTAGCCTTCCACCTCTATTTGCACCGGTGAGAGTTGCAATCTCTGGCGCGTAATTGTTTTCGATAGCCTCTGCGTTTAGCTCGTGATCGGCGGCGCAATCAGGTTCAAGCAGAGCAAGAATTCGGTATTGGTTCGCCAAGATCAGCCGTTGAGCTTCATCCATCTTTTAGTCTCCCGTTGTGGATTTGAAAGAATAACTCACGTGGGCGGCAGTGGCCGAAAGGGTGCCGTTTTTGCATCCTTTGCGGGTCGATTTACCACCCTGTGGATAACTCTCTTTGCCCGCCCTCCATCTGAGGATAGATCGGTCCTTCATCAGCCAACCAGCAGCAGCAATTCAGCTCATAGGGATGGCAACGTATAAAAGGAGTACAGAATCTGTACAGGGAAATTCGATGCGCGAAAGCCATAAAAAAAGCCCGGAAACCCTTGATACATGGGATTTCCGGGCCATTTTGCACCCTGTACATTTTCTGTACTGGAATGCCCTCTCAGTGTACAGATTCTGTATTGGAAAAAACGCGCTCCGATACAGTTTCTGTACTGGACTGATACATTTTCTGTACAGGGGGTTTTTTCTTCGTCTGCTGCTTTTTGCGGCCCTCGGCCTGTAACTTCTCCAGTCCGACAACGAGCGCTTGCTCGGCTTCGCGCACAGATTCGAAATTGCGATAGTCGTGCGTCGCCTTGACCGCCTGGACACCGACTTTCGGCTGCTCAAAGACGTCCAGATCTGTGAAGCGATACAGCGAAGGCACGCGCGTGCCTTGCCGCAATCCACCCTCGACCGTCACGGCAATGAAGCCGAGTACGCGCAGCTCATACAGCGCCTTGGCTAAAGTCGTCGGGGCCGTCCATCCCTTATGTTTCATCAGCGACAGAGCGGCGCTGATATTGCCGTTATTTGTGGCCTGAACGCTCGCGCGCAGGTCCATGAAGAGAGCCTTGGCAGAGAAGCCCAGCGCGCGCCATGCGGGCGTGTTCAAAAGATCCACATACACACGGATGTGCCGGCCGTTCGGGTCGGCCCACTTCGAGCCGCCGGTCTTCGCCATATCAGGCCCTCCGCGCCACAACGGGCTCGATGGGGCGAACAGTGAAGCCAATACCCTCGAATTCTTCGCACAGCCGTTGAGCCTCATCCCACGCTTCGCGCGAGTTGGCGAACGATTGGCCGTAATGCGTATAGCTGCGCCAAAGTCCGCCATCTTCGACGCCGGCGTCGAACCAGACCGCCATCCAGAGGCGCCCGTTCATTGCGTGCCCTCCGAAAATCGATCTGCCGCCGCCTGGGCGCGCTCGGCGTAGTTGCCAGCCAGCTCTTTCCCAATTTCTGCCAGTGTGAGGTCGTCGAAGCCGCACGCGTCGCCAGCCGAAGCGGTGTACTCCAGCACGTGGAACAACGCGTTTGCTTGACGAAGAGCGCGGGCAGCCGCTGCCAGTTCATCAGCGGCGCGTGCGGCAGTTTTGCGGGCAAACTTCTCCAGCTCGGGATACTGGGCAGCGCGGCGCTCTTGCTCGCGCGCGGCCTCTTTATCCTGCGCCTCCGCTTGTCGCTGCAGCGCCAGCGTTGCAGTTTTCTTGCTCATGCCGTTCGAAGCTGCACCCGCGATATGGGCAGAGAAAAGTGCCGGGTCGTTGAGGGTTTGGGCTGCGTTACGCATGGCGAACCTCCGCTTGGCGGCAGAGTTCGGCGAGTTCGATCATCACCGCACCGCAAATGTCGAGTGCGTCGAACACAGTCGGAGCGGTCGCGGCGTCGCGCAGTGCGCGAGTGATGAACGCGGGCACCTTGCCCGCGTTCATCACTTCTCCAGCTCGATCGTCGCGCCCACTGCGCGCATGCGGTTGAGAATCCGCGCCATTGTCTTTTCGTCCAGTTCTAGCTGCGCCATCATCACGAACAGCATCTGAGCGCTCATCCCACGCGCGTTGACCGGATTGGTGTACTTCCGCCAGTGCTGATCCCCGGCCAGCCAAGCCAGCTCGGCCATCTGCTTGCCGGTTTTGGACAAATCGTTTTTGAGCGCGGAAAGTTGCTCCGGCGTTGGAGGCGTGTATTTGATGGGCATGGGTGCGCGCGCACAGTTTGGGCGTCATGGATTCGTCCTTTCGGGTAGAACGGGACTCGCGACTGCGTTTCCCTATGAGCCCGATACTAGCCCCATTGGAGCTATTCAGCAAGATCTTTTTCATGCGGCACCTCCGAGCAGCGCGGCGAATTCTTCCGCCACTTCGGCCGGATTGCGATAGCCCTTGAGGCTGTATCGCAGGACGCGCGCCGTCTCGTCGCCGTAGATCTTGACGACTTCATGCGCGCCCTCAATCTGCCAGCCCTCTGCGCGCAGGACGGAGATCGTCGAACGCAGCGCGTATTCGCCGAGCGCGACAGCCTCGACGACATTCAGACCGCGCGCGTTCTGGCGCAGATGTAGCAGCACACGGTCGATCTTGCACAGCGGTTTGCGTTGGATCGCCATTACGCTGCCTCCGTCATCTTCTTCGCGAGAACCGTCAGACCTTTCGCCGTCACGCGAACCTGCGTCGCGGCCTTTTCGGTTCCGTCGCCACGCAGAATTGTCGTCACCTTGTGCTCCAGGACGCCGCGCATAAGGGCCGCTTGATACGCGATCCATGTCGCGCCGCGGCGATATGTCCATTGGTGCTCGCTCAACCAGTCAAACAGCGCTTTCGGCGGTACGCTCAAGGTCTTGGCTGCGTCTGTCACGCACATCGAACCGTCTGCAGTGCCGATCCGGTCGAGTGCCTGCGCCTTGGGCTCCAGCACGGCGACTTGCTGCTGGAGCTGGAGTGACTGGCTTGCGTGCGTTTGTAGCAACGAAAGCAGTGTGGCCGGGTCGGTGAGGTCGAGCGGCGCCGGTCGGATGCGAGCATCGCGAAAGGCCGCGACTAGTCGCGCTTTCAAATCCACCACGCGATCGCTGTTGCGCACGAGCGTCAGCAGGAAGTAGCACTGATCTTCGTTCAACAGAGCGAAGCGTTCCGGCTGACCACGGCCGCGTATTTCTGCAGTTTCAAACGGAAGAATTCCGAATTGCTCGAAGTGCGCCTGATACGTCTGGATCAGTTCGCGCACGCTCTTGTGCGCGTTGCCGAGGTGAATTGCGATTACGCGACTGTCGGCGCGCATCTCGCCTCGTGACTCCGTGAGGACGAGTGCGGTAAACTGTTCGCGATGTGTGTTTTCTGAAGCCGTGGATTCCTTGCCGGGGGCCACGGCTTTTGTCTTTTGGGACTCCATATCCGCCTCCCGTTAAGCCGCTGCGCGCGAGAGGGAAGCCAAGTATTCATCCAACTCGGCACGGATAAACACCGTCATGCGGGCCGTGATCTTGCGGCCCTTGGGAAAGCGCGGGTTGTCCTTCGCGAGACGCCAGAGGGTGGATTCACCCATGCCGAGATACTGCGCTGCCGCCTTCGGGCGCATCGCCGCCGCTGCCTCTACGATCTTGTTGCGAACCATACAGACTCCCAGAAATGAAAAAAGCCACCCGGAGGTGGCTTGGAAACAAAAAAACCCGCAAGGGGCGGGCTGACGGTCGAATCAAATCGGCAGCGCAAACAAAAAAACCCGCCGGCTTTCGCCTTGCGGGTTTTCTGCGCGCACCGATGGTACGGTATATGAAGACGCAGTTTATGAGGGTGTTTCCCTCACGTCAAGAGATCTGATGGGACTAACTGGGCGCACTAGAAACGAAAAGACCCGCGAGGTTTTCACCTTGCGGGCCCACTGTACGCACGAATGGTACGGTATCTGAAAAGGCAGTTTATGGCGGCGTTTTCCGCCAGTCAAGAGGTTTGACGGGACCAACTGAGCGCACCAGAAACGAAAAAGCCCGCGAGGCTTTTACCTTGCGGGCTCTTTGTTCGCACCATTGGTACGGTATATGAAAACGGAGTTTATGCGAGCTTTTCTCGCACGTCAATGGGTTTCCTGGGACCAACTGGCGCAATGCGCCCCGTCACCATACCTACCGACCGCCGACTCCTTCACGTATCGGCGTCACGTTCCACTGCTTGCCGGCCTGGCAAGTCAGCAGAAACTTCGCCCACAACTCCAGCGCGGCACGACGCTCTGGATAGTAGGTGTACTGATCATAGATGCCCTCCACGCCGGGCAATTTGTGGTTCAGGCACATCTCCGAAATATCGCGTGCCACGCCCAGTTTGCGCATGTGCGATTTCATGGTCGAGCGCAGATCGTGCGGCGTGAAGCGCCGAATTCCGGGCCCGTGGTTCTCGATCCAGAAGTCGATCGCTTCGCGCAGTGCGTCTTTCGACACGCACGCGTCGCCGCCCAGCCGATCATGCCGTCGCTGTAGTCGCGCAGGAAGAATGTAGGCCGAGTCGAGCGCCGCGGCTTCGAGCGCCTGAAACCACTCAACGACAGCGGGCGCAAGGGGAATGTCCATCGACGGGCCAGTCTTGCTCTCGGGAATATGCCAGCGCGCCTCGTCGAGAAACAGGTGTTCGCGCCTCGCCTCCGTCAATTCCGAGATGCGCACACCGGTCGCGAGCAGCACGCAGACCGAAAGGCGATTTTCGTTGCTCATCGCCGCATTCATCAGCACGCAGATCTCGTCAGCGGCCAGCATCAGCCGTTTCCTGACCTCGGGGCGTTTTCCGATGATCGCTTCGAGCGACACGCCCGCGCAGGGATTGGCGTCGATCAACCGCTTGCCTACCGCGTGCTTGAAGATCGCTTTGAGCACGCACCAGTGCGTGTATTCTTCGACCCAGCCGAGCCCCGTCCGCTCGATCTCGCCCACGATGTCAGGCGCGCTTACTGCCCGCACCGGGAGCGAGCCAAGGCCATGCTCGACGCGATCGAGGTTGCGGCCGTAGCTTTGCTGCGTACTCTCCGCTAGCGTCGCCAGAACGCGTTCACGGTAATCCTTGATGAGCTGACGCACGCTCCAGTCCTTCCGCGCCCTCTCCTTTCGCTTCTCGACCGCAGGGTTGACGCCCTTCATGATCTCGACGCGTTGCGTCGCTGCGAGCGCGCGGGCGGCCCCGAGCTTAAGATCGGGATACGTGCCGAGCGTCAGTTCGTGACGGCGGCCACCGTGACTGAAACGGAGCACCCATGCCGCCGTACCGGCTGCCGAAAGCGTGAAGGTCAGGCCATCACCATCAGACTTTGCGACAGGCTGCGCCGCCCGCATGAGGTGCTTGATTTCGACGTCCGATAAAATATGCCTCTGCCGCTTCGCCAT